ATGGCCGTAACCTGTCCTTGCTCGTCGCCTATGACAAATCCGTTTGCTCCGAACCACCCTACCAACTTCTTGTGGGGGAGCCTGAATGCCGTACCGAACTGCCCGCCGTACGGCAACGGGTCGGAGATACGACGGCAACGGGTCGGAGATACGCTCGACTTTGGACAGATCGCCGAGGAACCAATAGGTGTTCGTTTCTGTTGCCACATAGACACCGAACTGGTTTGGCACAGCCACCTGCACGTCGTCCTCGAAGTCGATATACCCGTCAGACGCTTCATAGTAGCCGAACCTGTACGCCAGCCCGTAGTAGAGCCTGCTGCCACTTGTCCCACACAGCCTTCCCATGTGTACAAACAGGTTGTTGCACGCCGGCATGGGTGAAGCGAAGTACGGATCGGAAGTGGTTGTAAGCGCGTCGATACTGACGATGTCGAGTACGGAGGTTCCGGTAGCTACGCTTGAGTGGAGATAGACTTCCGAGCCGTTCTGTCTGGAAATGAATACCTGAACGTGCGTCGCACCAGAGGTCGGAGCAGGAAGCGTTACGCGGACGCCTTGCGGGTCTGCGGTAGTTTCGTGGGTGGTAGAGGCCGATATACCACCGGCTTCACCAGTGACGCTGTTGTAGTAACGCACTGCGACCTGATACCCGCCAACATGCAGCCCGCCACTGGTCGTAGCGGTTGTCGGTGCGTCTGGCGTAGGAAGCGCCCACGGGAACCAGACGCCTGCCTCGACACGCCCAGAGTCGGTCCCGTTCGAGTAGTACAGACTTCCGTTGTACCCGTGGTAGTGCACTGCCGTATTGACGGTCAAAATTTTCAGCAGCGTCTCAGAGTACGACGGACTGGTCGTGAAGCTGTACAGCACACTGGCACGAACGAGATACCCGGTTGTTGCGCTGGTTGCAAAGACAGAGTGCGCTCCGGTCATGGCCTGGATAAGTGTTACGCCATCACGACTGCGAACCCGCCCCGCGTTGTCAATATCGACGTTAACGGCTTCCTTGAGCCACGAGCCGTCCTTGGACTGGAGTGCGTAGTCGGGTAGCCGGTTATTCAGACCACGGAACGGCCCGATCGGTTGAGTGTTCATATCATGCCCATCCTATAAACGGTGGTGGAGAGTCGAATGTCTTGGTGATGCTGTCAGGGTTCTTGGCACCGAAGCCGTACATGGGGCCGTGGATTGCTGAGTGGGTGCTGAAGGTTTGCTCAACGAAGTCGACGCCAGCAAAAAACGGAGCGAGAGATACAGGAGAAGAGAAGTTGAACGAACCACTGCGAGTAATGACGGCGCTGACCAGAACCTCGTCCTTGTTTTCGACCTTCGGGTCTAGCGCACCGCTTGGTGTACCGGGCTGGTGCGTTGCGCCGCCACCATGCAGGTAGTAGTTTGGGAAGTTCCAGTATTCTGTCGGGTTCGAGCCTTCAACTACGAAGACGTTGTAGACAACGTTTTGAAACACACCGCCGTTGTGCTGGTATCCAGTGACCGCGCCGCCGTTGCCAGTGGCGCTTTCGTGGGTGTTGAGGTTGGCGTACATGTAAACCGCTTCCGCGTCGTAAAACGGGATGACTATCAGCCCAGACTTCGACTCTACTTTTGAGCCAGACCACTGCTCACGCGATACGTCTGCCCCGAAGATATAAGGAACGTAAGAGCCGCTTGCGTAGCCCACGTACGCGCCCGTGTTGGTTTGAACTGCGACACCGCTACTGTAGACAGGCACGCCATCGCTGGTCGTATAAGTCAACGAATTCCCTGTGTTTAAGCAGATACCCTCCTCCTCATAGCAGTGGTACGCCACGTTGCTGCCAATGTTGCCACTATTATTCCCGTTCGGCGTTTTTCCACTTATCACATACCTGTCGTACGTGTAGCTCTGCACAGAGCGCACGCAGTTCGGGCCAGTTTGCGACGAGAACCCCGTGATGGTAGGGTTAGTGGTGCGCAGTCGCCGCTCACCAGAAGCGCCGTCCAGTCCGTACGTGCCGTTCTCAAGCTGAAACGTAGCTGCCGCTGGGTCTGCCGTCCAGTCAAAGTTCCATGTCCAGCACGCGGGGTCGGAAACTCCGGAGCGCATGGTTTTGGTTTCTCCTCCGCTGCCTGAATAGCGAATTACTTCAAGCTCGTCGTTTTCCTTGTAGAAACAGTAAATCGGAGCATCTCCGATGTGTCCACCGAACCGCGTCCCGAAAACGAACAGCGCCCCGGTTTCCCACGTCGGATGGCATATAACATCGGCGAAGCGCGTGTTGTGCCAATATACCGGACCTTCTACGATAGAGATAGTGAAGGTCCAGCGGTCTGATTCCGTGTTGAAACTACCGGCCACACTACGATTTATCGTCAGCCGATAATGGGTGGATTCGTGTTTCGGCGAACCTTCGACATGCTTGATGATGTCGGCCCGGCTTCCGTTCCAATTGAACTTCCAGCCATACCCAAGCATCGAAGGGGGCGGCAAGCCATTTACCGTTCTGGCGAAAGCTATTGTCGTAGACGGGGTTGAGACAGACAGTACGTACGCCTCTATCTGCGTTCTATCTGTCGGAGGCCCAAGCAGAGATACAAGCGGTTTCGCGTCCTTTGCTACGACGAGTTTCGTTACTATTACCCCGTCACCACGTATCTGAACCAGCCAGTGCGTGTTTTCGGAATCCGTATAGACGCCCGTATTTATGTCAAGGCCGAACCCGTTTTCGTGAACCCACCTGGGGGGAAACGCGCCTTCATCAAGCGACCACTTCCAACTGCCAATTGGCGCACCGAGTTGAGCTTGCGCATACAGCCTGGCTTTCCCAGTGAACATACTCGGAGGGCATTTCGCAGCGCAGTCCTTTTTACCAAGCAAGTCCGCGCCGTCCCTCGCCTCAAAGCTTGCCCCCGCCGTCCCGTTTGCTGGTGCCTGCCTGATAGCAGTATCCGGGGGCGCTATTTTTCCTAGCAGTCTGTTGTTGGCGTAGTATTGCTGCTGATAGGTGCTGTAATACACAGGAGACGATTCCCCTGATCTTGGATCGAACGGGCTTACAGACAGTAGGTCAATAGCCCCGGAATCAAGGTATAGAGAAAAGACCTCGCTGCTATCTTCCTTGACCGGCTCGTTCCAGAAATGGGGGTGCCCTCCTCGGGTCTTGACGTGTGTAAGCACCCCGTCCGGACCCAGACGAGCCCGATGGCGTATGCCGTCCACCCCGGACAGTTCGTCAAGCATGGTGCGCTCGTTCGCATTCCCGGTCGGAGTTCCGAACCGTGTCGGGAAGGTCGTCTTTTTATCGTCTTCGTAGGCCATTACGTTCTCACGACAACGGCGTCAAAGCGCCTTCTGACGAATACGACATCCGGAGTGACGAGATTGTCAGGATGCGAACCATATCCTACAGGCGTGAACTCAAGGCTTCCTACAGCCTCGCCGGATACGCTATAGAAAAACGAACCCGATGCCGATGCGGAAAACAAGAGTGGAACGTCTGCGCCGCCAGATACCCCACGAGCACCAACCGCAAAACCGGAGACCGTAAGACTTCCCACGGCATTCCCCGCTCTGCCATGCACGGCTGCCGCGCTGCCCGAGAACATCACGTTCCCGTGTGCTGTTCCCGAGTGCGCCCGAGTACCTACGCCAGACGCCAGAAAGCGAAAGGCCCCTTCCGCCTGTCCGACAGGCGCACGGTATCCGGTAGCCGCTCCTGAAAATTCCATAATTGCCGCAGCGCTTCCCGGTACCGCAGTACGACCGATCCCTTGCCCGTATATGTTGATGGCTTGGCCACCGACCCCGGATACGCCGCGAGTTCCTACAGCCGCCCCAAGCATTTGAAGCTGCCCATGCGACACGCCCGAAAAAACGTGGATTCCGTTGGCGCTTCCGGAAAATCCGATAACGGACGCTGCCGTTCCGGTGCGCCCAACGCAGCCCGTTGCTGTTGCTATCGGGCGGAGTGTCGCCGCTGCCGTTCCAACTGGTGCGCGATACCCACTAGCGCTAGCTGTTATAGCCAGTAGCCCTGCGCCAACACCCCCTTGTGTATGAAAACCAGACCCGGAAGCGAGCAAAGAGAACGTACCCGATCCAGTCGCAAGCATCCAGCCGGAACCGCCAACGCCGCTTCCAACAATCGCTAGTTGTGCGTTTGCGGTTGCGCCATACGCTGCAAACCCCGTACAGCTTGACGTGAAGGGGATCGCTGCGCTTGCCTGGCCGATGGTTTCGACCATTCCGCTGGCGTTTCCGACAAAGGTTAAGTCTAGGTATTCCGTTCGACCATACGGGGCGCAAATCCCTTGGCCATCGGCACCAAATACGAGTTGCGAGGAAGCAATAGCTTCCTGCCCTCGTACTCCTGTCGCTGATGCTGTAAACGACAAGAACGCAGACGCTTGACCGGAAAACGAACCGTCAAAATTAACTGCGTTTCCCGCCGGAGGCGCATACGCTACCCCTAGCTCCTGGAAATTAACCAGATTGCCTGTAGGTGGCGTATACGACATGTTACGGTACGCTGAGCGTGAACGAACTGATCAGAATCGGGCCGTTTTGAACGAAGGACGTAGTGTTGAACTGGATCGTCCCGCCGCCACCTGTTGCCGTAACATCACAGTCGAACACGGTGTTTCCGGCAGAGTCGGCAATTCGCGCCCAGGTGGCGGTTCCAGTGGCGTCCGCTGAAGTGTCTTGCGTGATCGCAGAAAACGTAAGCGTGCCCCCTGAACTTGTGCCACAAGGATCAGAGAAGGTCAGAGTGCCGAGTAGGGTCTGCGTAGTAATCGCGTCAGCCGGAGCCGTTGGTTGCGTTCCGGTGTAGACCTTGATAGTGCCTGCGGCTACTCCTGCGTCGATTGCTGTCTTGACGGTATCGAGGGCGCTGTTTTTTACTGCGGTAACAAATCGAATGATTGCCATGGTGTTTCTCCTTTATGT